CAGTTCCGCGACCCTCATTTTTATTTATACCAAATGTATTGATATATTATAAACTATCATGCATAATAAGTTATACAAGGATTATGTAAATGTTAAACAAAATCAAAAATTTATTCAAGAAACCAGAGCCGCCTAAGCCTGAACCTGTAGCTGAAAAGCCCAAAAAGCCTAAACAGCCAAAAAAGCAAAAAGAGGTTACATTAAGTGAAAAGGAAAAGGCTACACAACAGGGTGAACCTTATATTGCCATTTTAAAAGTAGAAGTCAGTCCTGACGATTTGGGAAATGGTAGTTTTGAACTAGATTGGAATGACAAGTTTGTAGTTAATTTAGTCAAACAAGGGTATAAGATTAAACAGACTGATACAGACGCAGAGATCGTAGATCGCTGGTTCCAAACTGTATGCCGTAATATTGCATTAGAAATTTATGAACAAGATCAAGCCGACCCCTCAAATCGGGATATGATCAGTGACATGCGAGTTATAAGAAGTAGAGATATTGGAAACGGACGCTCAGAAGTCAGTTAAATCAATAACTTACGCTGGTTTAAAAACTTGACATTTATTTTTTAGTTAGTTATAATATACGTAGTTTTTAACAAAAGCCGTATATTCGGCAAGGCAAAGTATGAAATTAAAAATTCCTAAAGGTCAAGCAGTAAATATTTCTAAAATCTACAATGCAGTAGATAACAAGAATCTTAAACAGCGAAAACCAAAAAAGATAACCAGTCTTATTGATTTGGCTGAACAAAATAAACAAATTATAGATGCCATCAATAATCTTAAGGCACAGAATGTGCAATTTAGTATTAATGATTTTGGTAAATCTGGATACGTGACAATTGGTGATGTATTGTTTGACGAGATCGCACAGCGTGATTTACTATTAGATCATATCGCAAAGATTATAACCGTTTTTAATCCATCACTGACAAGTCCTGTTTTTCTTGCCGATGTTAAAGGTGACCTTTTTAATTTTGACACAATGCACGGTATTTGTAATTTTGCGTTGTTTTGTAAACATGGTCTTATCAAAGAAGTTGACCCTAAAAATTGGTTAAAAGCGAAGTATGCATCATATACGATTCCAAATGCAAGTGCAGGTTTGCCTGCATATAGTGCATTGTCACGTAACGGTTTAGGTCAAAAGAAATGGACTAGCTTTGACCAACATAAAACTAAAGTAGGCCTTGCTCGACAATATCCCACTCATTATGGAAAAATGTTTGAGGAGAATGTTGTGCTACAAGACCTTTGTGAAAAATACGAGGCTATTCCTGTTAGCCCACAAAGTGTTTATAAAGGTAAAGCCGGTACTATTAGTTCAGTGCAAGCATTGTACAAATACGATTATTATCAAGTAGAATTTGCATTAGAACGACATAAAGCACATTGGCATGGCACGCATCTTGATGATGCTGCTTATGGTTTTTATGGCAATATGATTAGTTATGGTAAAAGTATTGGTTGGACTAAAAAACAATTAAACAAACTTTCAGACCATTTAAATGCAATTGTTTTTGATTTTTTCACTGACCTTGCTGGTGCTCGCATTGTAGTAGTTAATACACATGAAAAATGGTTCAGAGCATGTAATCCATTAGCTAAAAAAATTCCCAATCCTACAGATGATTGCTTTTTAGCTATTATGCAAAAGATTTATTTAAAATTAAATGGTAATTGTCAAGTAACTAGTCATGCTTATAACTATGTTCATAATAACAAGGATATTTACGATTATTTACCTGACGAAATTAAAAATAAGGTAGATGAATATGTCCAAAATAATATTACCTGGTGAGTGTTCTTGGTTTTATCTAATTGAGTTGTGGCATAATAATATCAAAGGATTTGGTATTACCAATAACTTAGAACGTAGATTGACCAAAGGATATTGCTATCCTTCTGCATCAATACAAAAGTTCTGTCATTTATACTACGGTAAACAATCACAAATTAGAGCATTAGAACGTTGGTTTAAAAATGAATATCGTAGTGAATTATTGGTTCTGATTAACAAAAAATTAGAATGGATTGACCCAAATAGTGAACTTAATAATTTACAAGAAATGATCAATGTTATTGAAGAAAGAATGGTTGCCAGTGAATATAATGAAATTTATAGGGTAAAATCAAAACACTTGCCCTATCAACCCAGTAAATATTTTACCGATATCAAAGAAAAACCTGATTATTTTTTACAAAAAATAGTTTGACATTGCCCAAAATTTAGTATAATATACACATATTATGAAATACGCATTAATTGATACAGCAAATACATTCTTCCGTGCCCGACATATTGCCAGTCGCAATACTGAAACATGGGAAAAGGTTGGAATGGCATTACATCTTACACTAAGTAGTGTCAATCAAGCAGTAAAACGATTTGGCATTGACCATGTTGTGTTCTGTCTTGAGGGTCGTAGCTGGCGTAAAGATTACTATAAGCCCTACAAGGCTAATCGTAAACTTGACGAAAGTGCTATGACTGAAAGTGAGATTGAAGAAAACAAGATGTTTTGGGAAACATATGAAATGTTTACCAATTACTTGCGTGAGAAAACTAATACTAGTGTGTTGCGTCATCCTAATGGTGAGGCTGACGATATGATTGCGCGTTTTATCGCATTACACCCAGATGATGAACATGTTATTATCAGTAGCGATACTGACTATGTACAATTGATTAATGAGCGTGTTACACAATATAATGGCGTAAGCAATCAATATATTACACTTGAAGGCTATCACGATGAGAAAGGACGACTCATTGTTGACAAGAAAACAAAAGAGCCAAAACTATTAGGTGACCCACAATTTTTACTATTTGAAAAGTGTATGCGCGGTGACAGCACTGACAACGTGTTTAGTGCATATCCAGGTGTACGTACTAAAGGTAGCAAAAACAAAATTGGATTGATTGAGGCATATGCTGATCGTCATAAGCAAGGTTTCAATTGGAACAATATGATGCTACAGCGTTGGTCTGATCACGATGGTGTTGAGCATCGTGTGCGTGATGATTATGAACGTAATCGTGTGTTAATTGATTTAACCGCACAACCTGACGAGTTTAAGGTGTTGTTTGATGAAACAATTAAGAATGATGTACGCACAACCACAGTACCTCAAGTGGGTGTACATTTTATGCGATTCTGTGGCAAGTACGAATTAAACAAAATTAGCGAACAATCAGATACGTTTGCTAAATGGTTAAACTCTCCATATATAGGTATATTACATGAGTAAATATTTTTGTAAAGATTGTAAGTACGGCAAAATTCCTTTTATGACTAAGTTTGGCAACATACTATTTTTTGCTAAAGATGAAGATTTTGAATATGTATGTACAAGAACTAATGCTACCCCTGTTGTTACACATAGCCCTGTAGTTGGCACAGTTGTTGAAAAACCTAATAGAAACTATGAAAAGTGTTATAACGAACGAGCAGAAAGATTTATAGGAGAAAAAGATAAATGTGGACCTAAGGGTAAATATTGGACTCCAAAAAATAAAAATGATTTATTCAAATATTTAAAAAAGGAACATAATGAGTGATTTGATTGCGAAACCGATCATACAAGATCAGTATTGGGTAGTCACCGATGGTGAACGTAAAGTTGGCAATGTAGTTGCCAATAGTGCGGGCTATGAAGTTAAGTTAAATGGCAGTTTTTTACAGTGCAATAACACTGATGAAATCAAAGCTAAAACAAATATCAAGTTTGAATCAATTAAATTTACTAACAAAGTAGAAATACCCTATATTGATTTGCCAACGCCCGAAGAAAAGTACAACTATATGTACGATGTAAAACGCAAGTTACATTTGTTTACAACTGACACTAAAAGCAAATGTTTACGTGTTGCTGGGTACTTTGTAATGAATATTAATGGTACAATAAGTGTAGAATTGTGTCCAAAGTATATTTTTATACAGCGTTACCCATATTATGGACCATATAAAACAGAAGACAAGGCCATCGCTAAACTAAATACTTTATGATTCAATTAAAGAATTTCATAGAAAAAGTATCTTTTTTAGAAGGTAAACGTAGTAAAGATGTAGTATTATCAATAAGTGATGCTAGATTATTACGTGATGAAATTAGTAAATTGTTAATTGAATTAAATGAACTTAAAAATTCAAAGCGTGAGGAAGTAGTAAAAGTACAAATATCAGGTGGCACATTTAAATGAGTAGAACACAGCCAAAAGTCATACTAGAACACGTAGATAAAACTACGTATAAAACTGAACAGATTGTTGAGGCAAGCGGTATTTGGTCTGTGTACTATGACGATCAACCTATTAATTTAAAAAGTAGTCATTATCTTAA